TTGCAATCATAAATTATACAAAGACATAAACTTCTTTGACGTTCCACATAACAAAATTTGTTTAGCAGTCATTAGAGAGATTACAGAATTATCTTATAATGAAATTGGCAAAGCCTATAACAAATCATGGTTTACAATTTATGCTTCTGTAAAAGACACACAGAAGAATGGATTAAAAGCTTTTACAAATAGAGTTATAGATTTAGTAAAGGCAGAAGTTAAATGAACGAAGGTTGGATAGCTTTACATAGGAAGATTTATAACTCTACTGATTTTAATAATCAGTTAGAGGTAGCTGTATTTCTATATTTGGTTTCTATGGCTTCACATAAACCAACACAAGTTGTTTACAGAAAAAAGAAAATAACATTAAATCGTGGTCAGATTTCAATAGCTTATAGAGATTTAGCTAAGAAGTTTAATCTATCAATGCAGAATATTAAAACCATAATTAAGAATTTAAAAAAGTCAGGCAACCTTAACCAAACTCTAACCAAAAATTTAAGCATATATACCATTGTAAAATATAGCAAATATCAAGATATAGAACCTGCAACTAACCAAAAACTAACAAACAGAACAACAACCATATATACTAATACTACTAGTATAGATAAAAATATGTTAAGTCTTAGCAATATGACTAATACACCAAAGAAAATTACTATTCCTACCTTGCAAGACTTAAAAACCAAGATCATTGAAAAACCCAAAGAAAAGAACGAGTGGGAAATTATGCGTGAAAAACTTGACGCAGAAGATTACGAGAAATGGGTTCTGCACACATTAAACTCTTGAAATAAAACAATAATATCTTTATAAATACAAATAACTAGCTAGGCATGGGGGTTGAAACATTACCCCCTTTAAAAAAAATATATTTACTTAATCCTAAAATAACATTAATCCTAAAATAACATTACTGATTCGCCTTATAACAACAGGAGAATGTAGTTATGGAAAAAACAATAGAAAAAGCTTTAAAGCAATTAGACAAGATAGATGATTTAGTTGCAAAGCTAAGAGACCAACTTGAGTCAGCGATTGACGACTATGAGACAGATGATTCTGATGATTACGATTCAGATGATGATTTCTCAGATGACGAAGATTTAGATTCTGACGAAGAATAATCTAATTAGATAAGCTGTAAAGCTGGAAGGTTATCAAAACCTTAAAAATCAATGAACAGTAAAATACTAAGCATCAAGCTTTGGGATTACACAATCATTTTATTATTTTTAATGTTAGTGTTTTTAATTGGAACATTTTTTCCAAACGATCACACTAAAGACAAAATAAGACAAAGCACTATTGATGAAATTAGGAAGATAGGTTTCTTTGAACCTAAAGTGGATAACACTTCACCAGATAAGTTTATAACAAGTATGCAGAAATGTATTGCTTACATAAACTTGGACTTACACAAAGATCAACATATACCAACATCATTAATTATTGCACAAAGCATAGTTGAAAGTAACTTTGGCACTTCAAGATTTGCTAAGGAAGGCAATAATCTATTTGGAGTTAGAGTATGGTCTAAGGAAGGTATGTTGCCATTATTACAAGACCCATCAATTAACTGGAGAGTTAAAACTTATAAATCTAAATGCCAATCAGTTAGACATTACATAAGCACATTAAACAATAATCATCACTACCAAGAGTTCAGACAACTGCGAAATAGAACAAAAGACCCTATGAAATTAGCTGATACATTAGACAATTTTAGCACTAGCAAAGAATACACAAATCATGTTAAGCAGATACTAATTAAATACAAAGGCAAAATATAATGGCTAATGAGACTACATCAACATCACTAAGTAAACTTTATACAAACAAAGTTAAGACCAAAGGTACTTACAGAGTTTATAGACCAAAGCCATTAAAAATGCCGAGAAAAAAGAAATGAAAAAACCTATTTGGGAAATACAAAGACCATCTAAACTTGGCAGACCAAAACCATTTAACACTAAAACAAAAGCTTATAAAAAAGCTAGACGTTCTGCTGGTCAAAAATTCGGCAAGAAAAATAGCTTTGTTAAAAACCTTTACATAGCAAAAAAGCTTAAAAGAAAATGAGTTTACCTAACGAAATAGTCTTTGGAAGCAGACTGATTAAGTTAGACTACATAGACAAAGAAACAGCATCTAAGAAAAAGATTTTCGGCGAATTTGACTCAGATAAAAACACCATGACCATAGACAAATCACTAGATAATATTGAAATGAGTAACACCCTATTGCATGAGATATTCCATTTAATCCATGATGAATATAAAATAGATTTACCAGCTAAAGCAGAAGAAATAAGCTGTAATTCACTAGCTAATGGAATCTGCCATGTACTATATCAAAACCAGAATCTACTAGAGTTCCTTTACAAATCGTTAAAAAAAGCTTAATAGAACATTTAACGAACATAGTCGGTTAATATGGAACTTATTAAAAAGAAGGTTAAGGACTTAATTCCTTATATAAACAATTCTCGCACACACAGCAAAGAACAAATTACACAGCTTGTTTCAAGCATTAAAGAATTTGGCTTCACAAACCCAATACTCCTAGCACCTGACAATTCAATCATAGCTGGGCATGGTAGATTACAAGCAGTTAAAAGATTAGGACATGAAGAAGTACCTTGTATTATAATTGACGGATTAACAAAGACTCAGATTAAAGCACTAATAATAGCAGATAACCAATTAGCACTTAATGCAGGTTGGGATTTAGAAAAATTATCAGTAGAGATTGAAGGATTAGAAGCAGATAAGTTTGATTTAAACATATTAGGATTTGAAGATGAGTTCTTAAAAGATTTGTTAAAAGAAGATGTTAAAGGATTAATAGATGATGACGAAACACCAGAAATTGACGAAAGCAAAGTTAAATCAAAATTAGGAGACTTGTGGTTACTAGGAGACCACAGACTACTATGTGGTGATTCAACAAAAGAACAAGATGTTTTAAAGCTTATTAACAATACAAACATTGATTTAATATTTACAGACCCACCTTATGGAATAAACGAAAAAGGGAATAGATTAGGTAGAGATGGTTTAGCCGAATCAAGAAACTACAAAGACTTTAAAGATGACACCATCAAATATGCTGTTGATGCATTTAATATATGCGACAAATTATTAAAAGTTAATAGACAGGTTTGGTGGGGTGCTAATTATTATTGCCATTATTTACCATTATCTAATAATTGGTTTGTTTGGGATAAAAGAGTTGAAGAAAAACAAAAAGACACTCAGTCTGATTGTGAGTTGGCTTGGGTTAAATCTAAATGGAGTTCTATTAGAATATTTAGACATCTATGGAAAGGAATGATGAAAGGATCTGAACATGGTCAAAGACGAGTACACCCAACACAAAAACCAATAGCATTAGCCGAATGGAGTTTTGATTATTTTAAAGAAGTTAATACAGTTTTAGATTTATTTGGTGGTTCTGGTAGCACACTAATAGCTTGTCAAAAGCAGAATAAGAAATGTTTTATGATGGAGTTTGAACCATTATACATAGACACCATAATACAAAGGTGGCAACAATTTACAGGAAAAGAAGCTATACATGAGCAAACAGGAAAAACCTACAATTCAATCTGAGGAGAAAAAGGTAGGCAGACCAAAGCTTGATATTGACCCAGAACAAGTCAAAAGATTAGCCAGATTACATTGTACTATGCAAGAAATGGCAGATTTCTTTGGTTGCCATAGAGATACATTACACAATAATTTTTCAGCAGAAATAGACAAAGGGAGATCAGAAGGCAATATATCTCTTAGAAGGAAACAATGGCAAATGGCAGTTGAAAAAGGTAATGTAGTTATGTTGATTTGGTTAGGAAAACAAATGCTTGGACAAAGAAACGAAATACTTGAATCAGATAGCAATATGCCTTTACCAATATATGATATAACTGAAGAACCAAAAAAAATTGAACTGAAAGTTGAAGATGGCAAGTAAATGTATATTCTGTAAAAGAGAAATGAACAACAAGCTTGAACAACACATCAAAGCTTGTCATAAGTGTATTGTTGATTTGCTTATGAAAAAGCATAACTTAAAAGTTAAGAAACAAGCACCAATAAAATTGAACTTAAAAAAGTATGAGTAAATTTAGTTTATTAAAAAGAGATAAGAATCCTAGAGGTGGTTTAAGTGCATCTGGTAGAAGAAGATACAACAAAGCAACAGGTGGCAATTTAAGACCACCAGTTAAATCAAGACCAGATACTTTGACTGAGTATAGACGTAAAGGTAGTTTCTTAGTTAGAATGGGTAGCAGTCAAGGTAGATTATTTGACTCTAAGGGTCGTAAAACAAGATTAAAACTAAGCTTAGAAGCTTGGGGTTATAGAGGTAAAAGCAAATCTGAAGCAGTGGCTTTAGGCAGAAGATATTTAAGAACTTATCAAAAC